AATGGTACAGTAGAATTAACTTTACCAGATGCAACTGCATCTAAAAACCTCAACAGGACTAAACGTATAATATCTGATAGCACATTTAGTACTGCTACACACGCTGACTTAACACCAAGAGCTGGTCAAAATTTAGATGGTAGTTCAAGTGCATTTAGAATTAACAAAGCCTATGAGGGCATAAAAATATGGTGTAATGGAACTGAATGGTTTATTATACAAGCAAAAGCATAAATAAAAATGCAAAATTAATTTTTAACACTTATATATTAATATGAATACAAATGATATGATTAGTAAAATCAAAGAAGTTGTAGGCTTATCTGAAGAAGTTAAGTTAGAACAACAGACGTTAGAAAACGGAACTGTTCTTGAAGCAGAAGCGTTTGAAGCTGGTAATGAAATCTTTATCGTAACAGAAGATGAGAAAGTAGCTGTACCAGTAGGAGAATACGAAATGGAAGATGGTCGTATTTTAGTAGTAGCAGAAGAAGGTCTTATTGCTGAAATCAAAACTGAAGAAGAAGAAGAAGTTGAGGAAGTAGAAGCAAAAGAAGAAGAAGAAGAAAAAATGGGATATGCTACTAAAGAAGAATTAGCTGAGGTTAAAGAAATGATTGAAGAAATTAAAGCTATGTTAGAGCCAAAGGAAGAAATGAGCGAGGAACTAAATGCTGATGAGTTAGGAAATCTTATGACTGAGGAACTATGCAAACACGACAAGGTTGAGTTAAGCGAAGTGCCAGAGGAAGTACAACAAGAACTAAACAAACCAGCTGCTGAGCCAATCGTGGCTAATCCAGAGGCTAATACAAAAAATAATGAAGGCTATAAATTTGGTAAAAACAGAAAACCAAGTATAGCTGATAGAGTAATGCAAAGAATAATTAATATTAATAACTAAAATTTAAACAAATGAGTGTAACAATTACAAGTTCGTATGCTGGAGAATTTGCTGGAAAATATATAGCTGCAAGTTTATTAGCTGCGAAAACAATCGATGATGGTGCTATTACAGTATTACCTAACATCAAATACAAGGCTGCTATGAAAGTAGGAGCTTTCTCAAACTTAATTAAAGGTGCAAGTTGTGATTTCGATACAGCTACTTCAAGTTTGGCTTTAACTGAAAAGGTACTTACTCCAAAAGAGTTACAAGTAAACCTTGACATTTGCAAGAAAACACTTCACTCTGATTGGGAAGCTGCTCAAATGGGATATTCTGCATTTGATAACTTACCTCCACTATTTAGTGATTTCGTAATTTCAAGAGTTGCTGCTGAGGTTGCTTCTGCTACTGAAACTTCAATTTGGGATGGTGCTGCTGGTGCTGACAATTTTGATGGGTTTAGAGCTTTAGCTTTAGCTGATGGTACTGTAAATGATGTAACAGGAACTACAGTAAATTCTGGAAATGTTGTTACTGAGCTTGGAAAAATCGTTGATGCTATTCCATCTGGAGTATATGGTGCTGAGGATTTAAAAATATATGTATCACAAAATATCTTTAAGGCTTATGTAAGAGCTTTAGGTGGATTTGCTGCTACTAACTCTGGTGTAGATGCACAATCTCATATGTGGTATCAAGGTGGTGCAACATCTTTTGATGGTGTTGATTTATACCCAACAAGTGGTTTAAGAGATAACTGTGCAATCGCAGCAAGAACTTCTAACTTATTCTTCGGAACAGGTCTATTAGATGACAGAAACGAAGTAAGAGTTATTGATATGGCTGAGAACGATGGAAGTATGAATGTGCGCATCGTAATGCGATATACTGCTGGTGTACAAATCGGTGTTGGTGCTGACGTAGTTCTTTACGATTAATAAATTAAATTAACTAACATAAAGAGGGTGGGCAAAACTGCCTACCCTTTTTTATTAAAACAAATAATATGGCTTGTGCAATAACAAAAGGTAGAGGGGTTGGATGTAAGACTGCCTTTGCTGGAATTAAAAATATTTACATCTTAGATTATAGTGCTGTTGTAGCTGCCTTGTCAGATTCAAGTGGTACTATTACTCTACCTACTGATAACTCTGCTGAGTTCTTTAAGTTTGAAGTAAAAGGTGGTCAGTCATCTTTAGAAACAGTAGTAAACTCATCAAGAGAAAATGGAACTACTTTTTACGAAAGTACTTTAAATGTAACTTTTCAAGTTTTAGACGTAGCAACACAAGAAGAAATAAAACTTCTTAATAGAGGTAGAGCGCACTACGTTATAGAGTTATATCCAAATGGTGCTGGAGTTACTAAGTACTTGCTAATGGGTAGAGATAATGGTGCAGAAATTACTGGTGGTACAATCGTAACAGGTGCTGCTGCTGGAGATTTACAAGGGTTTACATTAACTGCTGTAGCAACTGAGGTATTTCCTCCGTTCTTCTGTACTGTACCAGATGTAGCTTCTGCTACGCCAATTAGTCCAGCTTAGGATAATTAAAAAATATTTTATATATTTGTCCTATGTCTGTTTTGGTTGACGACATAAATAGAATTAGCCATCTCTTAAAGGGGGTGGCTTTTTTTATTAATACAATACAAAATAAATTAGTTTTGTTTATATATTAGTATGAAGTTAATAGGAACTAATGGCGATAAGACTTTTAAGGTTATACCTCGTCAATTTATTAATGGTGCAATTACTGTAAATCTTACAAGTGAAAGCACAGGAACTAATGTAAGTATTACACCTACAGGCTCAACGGATGGCAATTATATGTCTTTTGTTGCAGCTTTTGGTACATTAACTGAGGGCGATTTTTATAGCCTTGAAGTAAAAAATGGTACTTCTGTTATATACAAGGATAGAGTCTTTTGTACAGACCAGACAGTAAACCAAACAAACAATGATTATTATTCTGTAAATAGTGGAGAATACACTACAGAGAATAGTTTTGATAACGATTATATTATTTTATGAACGATTTAAGAATAGTTAATTTAAGCACCTATACAAGTCCAGAGATTGTAGAGAAGTCTAACAAGAAGTGGGTAGCTTACGGAAGTGATAATAATTACTTTGGGTACTTAATAGACAGATATAACGGAAGTCCTACAAATAATGCTATAATCAATGGTATTAGCCAAATGATTTATGGTAAAGGCTTAGATGCTTTAAATAGTAGTAGAAAGCCAGAGGCATATGCTAAAATGATTACGTTATTTAATAAAGATTGCGTAAGAAAGTTATGTTATGACTTAAAACTAATGGGGCAATGTGCTATACAGATAATCTACTCTAAGGATAGAAAGACTATTGCACAAGTAGAGCATATACCTGTAGAAAATTTAAGAGCAGAGAAGTGTAACGAAAAAGGACAAATAGCTGCTTACTATTATTCTGATAATTGGAGTAAAGTAAAACAAAGTACACAACTTAAAAGAATACCTACTTTTGGTTTTTCTAATGAAAACATAGAGATACTATATGTAAAACCTTACAGAGCTGGGTACAAGTATTATAGTAGTCCAGACTATCAAGGTGGCTTACAATATAGTGAGTTAGAAGAAGAAATAAGCAACTATCACTTAAACAACATTCTTAATGGTTTAGCACCAAGTATGCTTATAAATTTTAATAATTCAACTCCAAACGCTGAGGAACGTCAAATGTTGGAGAATAAAATATATCAAAAGTTTAGTGGCACAAGTAATGCTGGTAAGTTTATATTAGCCTTTAACGACAACCCAGAGAGTGCTGCAACAATAGAGCCTATACAACTTAGTGATGCACATAATCAATACCAGTTCTTATCAGACGAAAGTAGTAAAAAAATAATGGTAGCACACAGAGTAGTAAGTCCTATGTTATTAGGTATTAAAGATAGTACAGGTTTAGGTAATAATGCAGATGAGTTACAGACTGCAAGTACCTTAATGGATAACACAGTTATTAGACCATTTCAGCACCTTTTAATAGATGCCTTTGATGAGATATTAGCTTTTAATAATATCAGCTTAAAACTATACTTTAAGACCTTACAACCATTAGAGTTTACAGACTTAGAAAACGTAGAGGACGAAGAAACGAAAGAAGAAGAAACAGGAGTAAAGTTATCTAAGGAATTACCAGATGAGGTAGGTACTGCTATTGCAGATGCTTTAATTGACTTAGGAGAAAGCGAAGAAGAACTTTTAAAGGACTTTGACGTAATAGATGAAAGAGAAGTTAATTACGAGGAAGAAGATGGCTTAGATGAGGTTATAGCAGACTTAAACAAACCAAAAGAAAAAAGCACACTTGCTAAGATTTGGGAGTTTGTAAGTACAGGTAGTGCTAAACCATATAGAGAGAGTGAGCAAGATGGCACAAGTAAGCAAACT